ATTTCACTCTGTGCTTGACGAGCATATTGAGCCAATGCCATAGCACCTTGCTGATCTCCAGCTTGTGCCAACATCTGAGCACCTTTTAGGATCGATTCAGGATTAGTCTGGTCTATTTGTTGAGCAATAGCATTACGAGTGCTAATCATCTTCAACTGAGGGTCTTCAATACCCATAGCACCCGCAAATCCACGACCTAGTTGACCGACACTAGCCTGTAATCCCGCTTGAGCCGCAGCACCTGGCGATAATTGCGCTAGTGAAATTCCACGATTCAAGTCTTGGTTATATTGTTGGTTCTCATACATTTGCGGAGTCAAACCAAAAAGACCTTCTACTATGCTTGTTGCCATGATGATTCCTTATAAATATAAGCCAAGGTCTTGATTGCCATAAGCCAACCCAGTTCCAAATCCTGATGAACCCAAAGGAGTTTGGCTAAAAGCAGATTGAAGACCTGATAAGCCAGCTCCAAATAAACCACCTATTGCTTGACCAAACATGGCATTAGGATTTCCAGCAGCAGTTAAGCCTTGAGCCAAGAGATTGCGTGTTGCATCAGCACTTGTTGCCAAATTAGCACTCAATTGCGCTCCTTTTAAACCTAGTTGACCAACATTAAACCCTGCTTGTGAGCCAATTTGTCCCAAGTTAACACCCATGTTGTATGGTTGTTGCCCCAAAGTCTCCAAGGTCTGTGCTTGTCCCAAAGCAGCGGTATAAGGCGCATAAGCGGCTTGTTGACCACCATAGTATTGACCCATAGCTTGTGAGCCTTGACCAAGCAATCCCGCACCAAACAATACATCCCTCTGACCCGCTTGTTGTGCATTAGCTGCCAATTGAGCCTCTTGAGCAGCTCTAGCGTTGTACAGGGCTTGCAGTTCAGGAGTAGTAGCACCCATAGTGCCACCTTGAGCCACAGAAAGACCACCACGACCTTGTTGTTGAAGTTTGTTTTGCAGATTAGCAAGTTCCAACTCTCTGCCTGGTTGCAACAAACTCATCTGCTGATTGAGATAGTTCTGAGCAACTGCTTCAGGAGACTGAGCCAAGTACTGATTACCCAATCCAAACAACCTTTGTGCGCCTGTTTGAAGAGGAGCAAATTGAGATTGTGCTTGTTCAGCTTGTGTCAAACCTTGATTAGACAAAGCCATGAAACGATCTTGTTGGGCTTTAACATCTGGTGTTAAGTTGTAACCCGCACTTGATAGTCTTCCAGTTACAGGATCAAAGCCAAACTGAGATGTTCCAAACCTTGTGGTCATGCCAATAGGTCTGAACTGAGCCGCATCTTTAGCCGCTTTTGTTTCAGCATCAATCATTGCTTGCGCTCGTTGAGCAGCTTCTCTTGATGTTTGCATCTGCAAAAGATTACCCGCAGTACCAAGACCACCAGAGATCAAGTTAGCTCCAGCTGAACCCAACAAACTTGACAGTCCCAATGAGGCTGCTGTGTTTAGCAAAGGATTGGATGTTGTTGGCGTTGTTGGTTGCCTTGGTATTTCAGGCAATGTTAAAGGTGAACTTGGCTGAATTAACGGAATTGCTGCCGCAGTTAAATCACTGGTAATGCTAGGTTGTCTTTTATCAGTAATTGTTTGAGTTGGAATTGAACTAGCAGGAATTGTAGACGCAGCAACTGATGCCAAAGAATTAACTATTGAAGGAATAACAGTTGAGTTTGTGCTAGTAATAATCTGCTCTGCAACACTATTTGTAATGTTTGGCGATACAGAAGATACAGCACTAATCAAATCATTGGTAGTCAAGTTCTGACCACTTGTAATCAATACTTGCGCTTGAGTTTGTGCTTGTTGAAGCGTTACATTAGGTACAGTCGCAAGGATTGCATTTGTAATCTCTTGCGTAGTAGCAGGTCTATCTGCTGTAACTTGTAAATTTGCTAAATTGTTTGTTGCTCCTAAATTAGCATTAGTCCCTAAATTAGAAGCAAGTTGACTAGCAACCAAGTTTAATGTCGCTTGGTCTACCATTTGTGGTTGTGCTGTACCAGTTACATTTACAGTTCCACCTTGTGTTACTGGAGTGCTTATTGCCGTACTTGCAGCAGGAGTTGAAAGAGTAGTTTTTGGAACAACCAAACCACTTAATAGACCCGCATTGATTGCAGGAGTAGCAGTGCCTATAACATTAACAGCACCTGGTGTTGGCAACGTAGATGCAGTAGAACCTGTTAAAGAAGATATTGCTCTATCAATAATTGCTTCGTTATAGCCTCCAGCCGCCAAAGTATCAGCAATTTGAGTAGTTGATAAACCTTGGCTTGCTAAATTCTTGGCATCTGCAATAGCAAATTGACGCTCTGTAATAGAAGGTTCAGCAGTAGTGCCTGTAGTTAAGTAGTTATTAAGCGCATTACCACCATAAACCAAACCACCGCTTAATAGACCAACTTTTAAGGCTTCTCCAATATCAGCACCACCAGCCGCAGCCGCACCACCTTTAAAAAGTCCTGTGCCAACTGCTTGTGCTGTAGAGCCTGTAAGACCTAATTGACTTCCTAAGAACCCACCACCGCCTAAACCCAAGAAGGCGGCTTGGACAACAGGGTCATTAAATGCTTCAGCTAAACCGCCTAAAAATGAATTTGCAGTTTTTTGAGTTTTGCCAGTTCCTATAAATGTTCCATCTGCACCATATTGTTGAATCTCTGAACCAACAGGCGCACGATAATTAGGATCGCCAGTAGTTTTAGATGTGTAAATAGTCTCAAGATTACCAATCTCTTGTGTCTCACCAGAACCAGTAACTCTATATTCTGGTTGGATAATGGTATCACCAAGGGTTACTGTTTGACCTTGAGGAACAGTTGAAGCTACTTTAGTAAGAATTTCTCCAACTGAAACACCTGTTGAGTTAGCAATTTGAGTTGGATTTAAATTACCAGCTTTGATTAAACTATCAACACTTTGTGTAGCCAATGACTGAGCAACTACAGGACTAGCCGCAGCCTGAGTAATAACAGCAGGAGTTGTAGCTACAGTATTTGTCTTCTGTACTTGAGCAATTGCTTGCGGAGTGCTAGACGGCACTTCATGTTTAAACTGAGATAAAGCATCAATAACTGATTGGTTATAAACTGCCGTACCTTCAGCATTGGTGTGCAAAGCGTCTACCAACAATGCTTTATTTTGCAGAATCTCACCTTGAGTACCAACCAAAGCAACATTAGAGTTGGCCTTGGCAACATCTGTATAAATCTGGTCAACTTTAGGATCAAATTTGTTGTCAATTACATCTTGCACAGACTTAGCATAAGGTGAGCCAGTAAGAACAACATTAACACCTTGATCGCCAAGAGTCTTGACAATCTGGTTTAAGTTATCTTTTACAACTGCCTTGTCTACACCAGTAATGAAGTCAACACCACCTGCTTGCAAGTAAACAGTAGCATTAGGGTCAAACTGACCACCACCCGCTAAATATGTATTTAGTTGGTTAAGAGTGTCAGTAGTAGTCGATCCTGCAACCGCATAGTTTGATGTGGCTTGACCAGTAGCTTCAGTCAGTTGATTCTGTAAAGCTGTATTCGAGCTATTCCAACTAGCACCCGCTAAGATATTGCCACTTAGCAAACCACCAGAAGCACCACCTGTGGCAGCGGCTACATCCTCACCAGAAATGCCATACTGACGCATTGCGGCTTGTGTTGCAGCAGCATCTGGGTTTGTCCCCAAGAATGTACGAATATCGCTATAGAGGTCATCAGCAGTACCACCACTGTTTAACCGCCAAGCAAGTGCATCAGAGATAGCCATGATATTTTCCTTTATGCGCCAGTTACCACAATAATCAACTCTTCCACAGTGGTGCAAGCAGTAATAGCCGCTTCTTTAGCTGTGCAGTTTGCAATGATGGCAGCCCTTGCAGTTACCACATCACTAGGAATAGCAATGTCTCTTTCTGCCTTGCGAATGACCATCCAATCAGTCTGAGCCAGTTGTGAGTTTGCCGCTTGTTTAAACTGAGCAATCCACTGATGCTTCATGCCCCTTGTTATTAGACGTTCTGTGGAGTTGAGCATTGCTGGCTGTCCATCAACTGTGCCTAAGATTTGGACATACATGGGGTTGCCTTGCTCATCAGACTCTTCTCTGTCGTTCAAGAGTTTGGGATTGTCCACGCCCCAATAAAAGCGTTGGTCATACCAAGGTGCAACAACATCAGGCGTTTCCACAATGCCAATGGCTTGCTTTTCCTCAAGGCTTGTCAGGCGTAGCCAATTCTGTGGGTAGCTTGTACCCTCGTGCTGAAACCCCTCATCAGGGTTTAGTGTTCTGCCGTTTAGTGTGAACATTGTTTTCTCCTAGACCTCAACGGGCCAAACTAAATTTTTGCGGTGCTTCTGCAAAGGCCATGTAGATGTATGTGCCGCCTGATGCGTTAACTACAGTTGCAGAACGACATTTAAAACCATTAGACAAATCATCAATAGAAGTTGCAGATGTTTCAGCACCCGAGGAGTTTGGCAATAATGTATTTGTAACTACGTTATATGTATCTCTTTTGGTATCCCAAATGTACCAATCAGAAGTGCTATCAGTGCGCTTCACCATTACAAATGCAGGTCTAAATCCTGTGTAAACAAATACACCATCAGCAGAACCATTGCCTGTGTAAGAGCCAAACGCAGAATATCCTGCTATTGGTGCAAAGCAATAGGCGACATAGGTTGCCGCTGAAGTATTTGCCGCACCTGAAGTTCCTATTGAAAACCTAGTAGATGTTGGTGCGGTGTTATTCCAAAGTGTTGGTTCATTTGCGGCTGTACTTGTGCCGTTCAAAAGCAAATAATATGAAGCACCAGTAGATATATGGTAAACAGCCCATCCACCTACATCACTTCTTGATTTGGTAATAACCATTGATGGCGCAACACCCAAACCATGACCTACAGTAGCGTTAGCCCCTGTACCTGTATAAGTCACCACACTAAACCCACTCGTAGTGTTTGCGCTTACTGTTGAAGTAATTGACCCTGATGTGTTGGATGAACCAGAGCCGTTGGCTTTCCAGTTCCAAGCGACATAAGTCTGAGAAGAGCTTAACCCACCTACTGCAATAGTAAAACCATCTGAACTAGGGATCCAACCATTTGTAAAAGTTGCTTCAACGTTTGTATTGTTTGTAATTAAATATGTACTGTTGCCACGAACCGCATCAAAAATCAAATGACTTTCTGCTGTACTTCTTGCTTTATTCCAAGTGAAATCAGGTTGAAAACCTACGCCAGTAACTACAGCACCACCATTTGGGCTAGTAAAAGTCACAGGATTAAAGAACTTACCAGCTTGCGTAGCCGTAGTCGCCCCAATAGTAGGCGTTGGCAAGTTTTGTGTGCAAAGTGCTTTGAAGCCACTTGGGGCTGTGTAAACAAATGGGCGTTGACCGAAGTTGCAAACTGCTATTGTTCCATCAATTGCGGTCACATTTAGCGGAATAATACTAGTTCCATTTAACGTAGTCGATGCAAGACTAATCGCACCTTGAGATGCGTTATTTTTGTAGAAAGTGACTGTGTTTGCGTCTAAATCTAATGCAACTCCTATGATGTCGCCTATTGCAAAAGTTGCACCATAAGTAGTGTCAGTCCCGTCAACTCGTTTGTGACCATCAATTGCAAAATAAACAACTGACCCACTAACATTTTGTGGGTTTATCGTTGCAAAATTCATAGTTGTTCTTGCAATTCCAACAAATATATTATCGGATGTAGTGACATTTACTTCCCAGTACCATTTTCCTGTCGATACAGAAAGTGTCCCCTGCATCCCAGACCATCCACCACCAGTTGCGCGGCCTTCTAAATTTCCATTTGTGTATGTTGTGGTCTGATAATTAACTATAAGTGGATTTAATGTGCAGTAATTCCCCCGCACAGTTCCACCCACGCCAGTATCCACGCCGTAAGGCGTAGGCACATCAACAAGAGAGTCATTACCCGCACCCGCAGTCACGCTAAAGTTATTAGGTGTCCAGTTGTTGCCGTTACCTGAGTAGTCTTTACCCAATGTAGCGGCTGTGGTGTTGCTGTTGTCTGAGAAGTTCAGATAGAAGCCGTTAGTGCCGTATGAGCCTGAGTAGGCTTTAGGTTGCCATACGCCTGTTTGTGCGTTTGTTTCACCGAATGATGATGGGGTTAAGGCTTGACCATCGATTAAATTTACTTCAGTTTGATAGCCATCAAAATAATATGATACAAGACCATCAAATAGTCTACCAACTCCATGTTGTGTAGCACTGTTGTACCAAGTATTGTAGTTTTGTGATGGATAGGTTGAAGTTGTAAATGATGTTACTTGAACGCCATTTACATAAAGTTTAATTCTGTTTGATGCAGTTGCTTGTGTTGTATCAAATGCTACAACCAAGTGATACCACGCAGATGGGTCACGAAACAATTGCGTAGTAACCAAATAATAATTTACGCCCGGATTGACTTCAATAATGGTTATTGCATTTGAATTAAATTCTATGTTTCCCCATGCACTGCTACCATTTCCTGAACTTATAAGTATACTATCGGCTACAAATTTTCCAATTTTAACCCACGCACTCCATGTAAATATTTGACGATTTGTAGCACTCGCAGGAGTACGATTAAGGTAGGCAGAATCTGCGCTGTTAAAGCGCAAACTGCGTGAGATTTGATAGCCGCCACTCGGGCGGGTTAGCAATGAGTCTTTAGCCGCAAACATTATGCGAACGCCTGTGCGTATGTGCCAAACCAAGATGTGCCGTTAGCCACAAAGGTCAGAATATCAACCCCCGTGGTTGCCGTAGTGGTTAGCGTTGGTGCAGTTCCTGCTGGAAACTTAACACTTGTAAACGTAGCGGTTCTGCTACCCGTTGCATCTTGAGTGCAGATCAGAATAAAAGACTTACCCGCAGTGGCTGTAGGCATGGTAAATGTGCAGTTGCCTGTCATCGTCACAGTCTGCACAGTACCGTTTGTCAGGGATAAGGTTTGCGTAGTGCCTGAGTTACCAATAGCCACCACAGACTCAACATAGTTTGTAACTGTTGGGTTTGTCAGAGTCTTGTTTGTCAGGGTGTCAGTTGTCGCTCTACCCACTAATGTGTCTGTGCTTGTTGGTAGCGTCAATGTGCCAGTGTTTGTAATGCTTGAGATTACTGGCGTTGTCAATGTTTTGTTAGTTAGAGTCTCAGAACCTGCCAAGGTAGCCAATGTTCCTGTTGTAGGGAATGTGACGTTTGTTATGCCTGTCAGTGTTCGTGTATACGCAAAGTTACCAGAGCCTGTCACAGTCATGGCAGCGTTGTTTGCAACACCTGTCCCTCCGTTGGCGGCTGGTAGTGTTCCTGTTACACCTGTAGTTAATGGCAATCCTGTGGCATTTGTTAAAGTTGCACTTGCAGGAGTTCCAAGAACAGGAGCAACAAGAGTCAATGCTGTGCCGTTAGTTGTAGCTCCAGTAATGCCGCCAAATGCACCTGCATTGTTGTATTGAACTTGAGTGGTAGAGCCGCCAGGAGTTCCACCACTAGATGCTGCAATTGTTTGATTAGGCCATGTGCCAGTAACAGTTACGTTTGTTCCCGCAACAATACTAGGAGTTGCTGTTCCTGTTCCACCATTAGCAACAGGTAATGTCCCTGTAACGCCAGTAGATAAAGGTAATCCAGTTGCGTTAGTTAATGTTGCGCTAGTAGGTGTTCCAAGGATAGGAGTCACCAAAGTAGGTGAAGTGGCAAAGACAGCAGAGCCAGTTCCAGTTTCATCAGTTAAGGCAGAAAGCAAATTTGCGCTACTAGGAGTAGCTAAAAAGGTTGCCACGCCTGTTCCAAGACCCGAAACACCTGTACTGATAGGCAAACCCGTTGCATTCGTTAAAGTGCCGCTTGTGGGTGTTCCAAGAATAGGGGTTACTAGGGTAGGAGAGGTAGCAAACACCAAAGCACCTGATCCTGTTTCGTCAGTAACGGCAGAAGCCAAATTAGCAGAACTAGGAGTACCCAAGAAAGTAGCTACACCACTTCCAAAGGATGTAATTCCTGTACCACCATTAGCCACTGGCAAAGTACCTGTCACACCAGTAGTCAAGGGCAAACCAGTTAAGTTTGTAGCTACACCAGAAGCAGGAGTTCCCAATGCGGGAGTCACCAGTGTTGGCGAGTTTGACAACACCACAGAGCCTGTACCAGTAGAACTAGTTACGCCTGTACCACCATTGGCTACGGGCAGAGTGCCTGTGATGTCAGCAGTAGATAAACTTACTGCATCCCATGTTGCATTTGTGCCATCAGTCTGAAGATACTTGTTTGCGTTACCTGTTTGAGTAGGTAACAGGTTATTCAGAGCACCAGCCGCTGTAGAAGCACCAGTTCCTCCGTCAGCTACCGCTAAGTCTGTGATGCCTGTGATCGTGCCACCTGTGATGGTTGCGCTAGAAGATGTGATTGGGCCAGTAACACCCGCTGTTGCCGTAACAGCACCTGTCAAAGTTGAAGTGCCTGTCACCGCCAAAGTGGTGCTTGCCGTAATTGCTTTAGCCGCTAGGGTTGTGTTAGCTACTGTTGCAGTTCCTGTAGCCGCACCAATGTTCACAGCAGTAGCTGCACCGCCCAGATTTAAGGTAGTTGAGACAGTATTAAATGCCGCTTGAGTAACCGCACCTACCAACGCACCCGCAAGGGTTGTTGTGCCAGATGCCGCTAGAGTTGTGAACGCACCCGCTGCTGGGGTTGTACCACCAATAGTCGCACCATCAATCGTACCGCCAGTAATTGCGGCAGAAGCATTATCTGTCTTTGTCGCAACAGCAGTGGCGATATTGTTGTATTCAGTGTCAATCTCAGTACCTTTGACAATCTTTAGAGGATTGCCAGGCGACAAGTTGTCTTTAGTCGCAAAGTTTACTGTTTTAGTGTAGTTACTCATTGTTTACCTCTTAGGCTGTTCTGCCATCTTTGGCTTGAATTTCAATCTTTTGCAAAGACAATTGAATATTATTGATTGTTGCCTCATAGCCCGTCTGGACAATCTTTCCTGCACCAGAAGCATTGGCTCTTAATGTTTTTATCTTTACGCCACCTGTGTACTCAGCAGTCCCATATTCAGCAGTGCCATATTCATAACTTTCTTGAGAGGGAATAAAAATATTCTGGGCTTGGTATGAGCCTGAATAATCAAATCCCCAATTGATTGTTAAGAACTGATTTGATCCACCAATGACAATGGCTGAAATAGTTTTTAAAATAGAAATCTGGTTTGGATTGCCAAGGTCAGCATTGTTTGTGTAGTACGCAAATCGGTACGTTGATGTGTCATCTAAGTAACCATCATACTTGCCGATATATCCATTTTTACCAATATACAGATCGCCATTACGCAAAGAACGCAAAGATGTTGGTGCAATAGAGTCCCATTTGGTTACACGGGAAGCACCATCTTGCAATGTTTGTTTGGTATCAAAACAATAAACTTGAAAAGTAGCGGGTAGTACAAGCAGATAAAACGCTTCTTTTTCTGAGTAAACAGACTTTAGATTAGCCAATACTTCGTTTATCAAAGCTGAATTTAGGTCAAAACGAACATTCTTAGACAAGTCTCTTAGGGGTGCAGACTTCTCTTGAATTGTCCTCATCAGTGAACGAACACCTGAATCTGACAAGAAAACAACGTCAGAACCAATACTTTGAATCGTATCCCTTGCAATACATCCAATAGAACCTACTGTGTCGCTTAAAACGAGAGAAGCTGGAGTAGAAGCACCAGAATAAACAAGAATCTGTCGTTTACCAAAGATAAACAAGAAATCATTGTGAGCTGCCAAACCCATGACTTCATCAGCACCATTAGGCCATACACGGGATACATCTAATGAGCCAGAAGTACCACCACCCCATACATGACCTGCAATCAGATCAGAGAAGGTAATAGTTACTTTATCTGTTGCAGTATTAGCCACCCATAAGCGACCAAAAGCAGAAATACAGATGTTTGCTTGAGGGACAGTAGCAACATAACCAGACTTTTCAGACACTCTGCGATAAGTAGTTGTACTTACTGCGGGATCATAAATCAATGGATCGTGACCAGTTTGAAAGAAGTAAGCAATGCCATTTAAGGATGCACATTGCCAATTAGATGCCGTAATGGTAGGAGCAGTACCGCCACCACCATAGGTCAACTCAGTCACCACATTAGAAGCACCAAGTTTAAATATCTTGTTGTTTCCAGCAAACAGAACTGTAAGAGTTCCATCGTTTTGCACTAACTCATGGATAACACCAACGTCATTAGCACCTAGATTGCCAGAAGAAGCGTTAACCCTTGACCAACCTTTTCTAGCACCAATACGACCATACTGATCCAAGATGCAGTTAGTTGCAACCAAAGCAAAGCCAGCCTCTAAACTAAGAGGCGAGTCTTCAGTGTTCAGGCCATAAAAGCCTGGTGCTGAGAGACTGTAACTTTGTAGAGGCTTAGACATTACACGGGTTCAAAGTTGTTTTCAACATAGCGAGTTCCTTCGAGTGCAATAGCATCCGAGAGCATTCCTCTGAACAAAGCATAGGCTTCGGAAGAGGCAGTTCCTCCATCCTCGCCACGCTCAATCAAAGCCCGTGCATAAGCACTTTGGGCAACCAAATAATCCAAGACTTTTACAGATGTAGCGTCTGATGACAGAGTTGCTTGCGGTACTGCCAAGTCAAACATGACTGTATAGACTCCATTAGGAATTGGGAATAACTCTACTTTTGTGTCTCCACTAGAATCAACACCATCAAAGGTAAACTCAGAAGGTATGCCAGTTGATGGAGTGCCAAAGTTCAGTTTGCGATTCATGTCCACAAAACTGATATTTCTTAAAGCAATAAAACTTGTTGAATTGATAGCATCATTAACTTGGAACTTCTGACCAGCACCTGTCATTGAATAGGCGTGTGTGTTTGCAGTAGTTGTGATAGTCACTGTCGTGCTAAGAACATTCCAATTAAAGGAATCTTCAATCTGACGTTTTGCATCATTGACAAACTTGCCAATCAAAGAAGAATAGGTTGTTTCGCCAACAGTAGAAACTGTACTTTCACGCAAGCGAACCAACACATCGTTAACTAATTCTAAGTATGTCATGTTCGTTGCGCTCCATTAAGCTCAAATGTTGCAATAAAACTAAAGGTACTAGCGGATTGCGTAGTAATTTGAATTTTATCGCCTTCTTCTAAAACAATATAAGCATTACCATCAAATTGAAGGTATGCCTTTGAAGTAAAGTCGTATTGAGTAAGAATATCATAGGTAGTCGCCAAACTAGCGTCATACCATTGAACAGTTATGTGCTTAGTCGAACCGCCAGTATTGTGAATGTACATCACAGTAAACTTGGCGTAGTAACCCGTAGGAACTGTATAAACAGTAGTTAATACTGCCGCAGTAGGGCTAACTCCAACAGTTACTGGTCTCACTTCATATTCCTCTTAGAGATCGCTTTAGCCTTAGCCTTAGCGTCTTCCTTGGACGTTGCGCCCCAAGCTCTAAGAGAAAGTAAAAGTCGGGTAGGCTTTCCATCTTTCATCTCAGCTCCTGGCATATTGCCCATGCGTGCTAAAAAGGATGCCCTACGAGGGTTATCTCCCGACTTAACTGGTGGTTTTAAATTTCCACCTGTTTCTGCATTATACGATGCTCTTCCTTTGGCATTCAAGCCCCCTTTGGGGTTTTTTCCTTCTTTTGTTTGCCAAGCAGGAGATTTCATTTCTTCTTTTTCATAGGTTTGCTCATGCCAGCCTCTGATAAGGCAATGGCAATGGCTTGTTTCTTAGAAGTTACTGCAGGGCCTTTCTTAGAGCCAGAGTGCAACATACCCGCACCATATTCTTTCATAACCTTGCTGATCTTTGTTTGAGCTTTAGTCTTTTTCATTTGCCACGACCTGCTTTTTTCATCATGTTGGTAGCTGTGCGACCACCACGGGTAGGCATTGCTTTAGGCTTACCAACAGCAATCATTATTGCCAAAGGCATACCTTTTTTGGTATCTTTTTTAGTGTCTTTAGGACTAGACATTTTTGGTGTTTTTCCGTACATGATTTTTCCTTATCGAACTAGCTTGGTTGCAACAAAAGAAATGAAACCGCCAATAACAGAGGCGATAGCCATTCCAACGAAAAAGCCACCTTTAGATTTGTTTGCCATTTCTAAAAGCGTTTTAATATCTTGGCGAAGTGCTTGAACTTCAACCTGTAAAGCCTCAACTTGAGCTTC